ATAGATGGTTTGAATTTTTAATTCAATACTATAATAATGTCTGGTCCTTTTCGCCTCCAACTACTATACCATCTAGGTTTTTTATGGCTTGTTTGTAGTACGAATCCTTTAATTCAATACCTACTCCCTTTCTTCCTAGTTTAACTGCTGAATATACTTCGGAACCCACACCCATAAAAGGACTTAGCACCGTTTCACCTGGGTTAGTATACAAAACATTCAATCTGTCAATAACATCTAGCTGCAATGGGTGAACATGTTTCTCGTCATCCTCATCCTTCGACTTCTTATATTCTAGCACATTATCTATTCTTATGTCATCCCATACACCAGAGGCATATCTTTGCCATATTATATGACTTAGCTTATTGGTTTTAGGGTCTTTCCATCCTTCATATTTTTTCCTTAAGTCTGAAAAACTTCCATACTTTTCAACCATGGCGGGTAGGATAGGAGTAGTTCCTGAATACTCAGATAACCCTTTCTCGTGTGTTACTGGTACTTCATTTTCTCCTTCTTTCTTAAATATCAACACATAATCAGGCATGGCCGTGAAACATTCCGTAGAGTCCTCTACTATCAATTTATGCATTAGGCTTCTAACCATAGTCCTCATCCTGACCTTCAGCGGTTCTTTCCATATTGTTATTCTATTTCGATACCTGAACCCGTACTTCTCATGTAATAACATCACCTCATGAGGGAAATCCCACAAACTACCAGACTTTGTATTCATTATATCCGTACAATGAACGGCTGTTATTCTTCCTGGTTTTGTTACCCTTGCAATATCTTTGATTAGAAATTCATATTGATCCAGGAATTGTTGTTTTGTATCACAGTTGGAGAAATCATTAGGACTGCTTGAATAGTTGTATAACCCCGCAAACGGAGGACTATATACTGAGAAATCTATGCTATCATCTTTTAATGTAGGCATTATATACATGCAATCCGATAGATATGTTGCGTAATTGTTTGTTACTTTTTGGTTTTTAATCATGTTTTTATTTTAATTATTTAAGAAAACTTGGTAGTTCTATTGGGTTATCATATTCCGACTTTTCGACCTTGAAATCAGAGTTAATGTTTTTATTCAATTTACTGAATAACTCATTGGCTTTCTTGGTTTTGGCTATCAAGCTATCTAATACTCTCTTTTGTCCTTCAGAGTAAACCAAATCGCAAAGAACTTCTTTCTTTTGTCCGAACCTCCAGAACCTTCTAATGGCCTGATAATATTGTTCATAACTGAATGTTGGGAAATATACAGTATGGTTGCAATGCTGCCAGTTAAGACCAAAGGCTGTCATTTTGGCTTTTGTTATTAGCTTTTTTATTTCTCCATTGCTGAAGGCTAGTAGCATTTCTTCTTTTTTATCAATGTCCATGCTTCCCTTGATCTGATATGCGTCTTTATCTAGTTCCTCCATCAAGTCCCCCTCCTTATTGTAATTACACCAGTAAACGCTAGTTTCTTTTTTGCTTGCCAATTCTACCGCTTTCTCACACCTAGGAACTATTGTCATTCGTTGTTCTTCTCTGACTTCAGTTAATCTTCTAGCTACAACCGTGAACATTGATCTTTGACCATCTACTATCAATGGCTCATTGTTTTTAACCTCGTTATGATTAAGTTTTAGTTCTGGCAATAAGAATCTATCATCCTTGAAACCAAGATCTGACGGTTTCCGCATACTCATTGACCAACTTGATACCCATTCGAAAAAATCTTCCTTAGCATGGCTTTTTAGTAACCACTTAGTACCGATGTTTTGCGGTTTAATAGTATCTTCATTGTTAGTAAAGAACTTTGATAACATATCAGTATAACCCATATACCCGAGAGCCTCTGAACTTGTGCCCAACTCTATAAAGTCGTTCGGAGACGGTGTAGCAGTGAATAGATACCTATATTCCACTTTCCTTAAAAATACATTTACCTTTGTCTTTATAGCTCCTTCAAAGTTCTTTAATATAGAACTCTCATCTAATATTACACAGTCAAAATCTTGATGGTTAAACTTATCTAGTCGCTCATAATTACACATCACGATCTTGGATTTTATTACTCCATCTTTTGAGTATGATACATCATCTATACCGAACTTCTCGGCTTCTTTTACAAATTGAAACGCAACAGCTAACGGTGCGATTATTAACACTGGCTTGTTAGTCTTTCTTATATAATTGGTAGCAACTGCTAACTCAATTAAGGTTTTACCTAAGCCTGTATCTAGGAATATAGCCGCCCGCCCTTTCTTGACCGCGTACTCTGTGACGTACTTTTGGAAGTCGAACATTTGATCTGGAATAAATGTAGTATCTATCCCGTGGTTACCCTCCAATTGTTTTTTTTGTTTTAAAAAGTTTTGATAGTTCATTATATTTTTCTACTTAATGCCCTAAAATAAAACACCCCGACTTCGACGTGCAAGGCTATCATTTCAGGGCAATAAGTGTCGAAGTTATTTTTTATAATATGATACTATTATATCACTTTGATAATTGGTTTCATAATTGAAAATTTAGTTTTAAATCCTAGTAGCATTCTTTAGGATCTATGCCATTTGTAATATTCTCATATTCCTCACGGCCTTCATCCCCTGCATTACTTTGGAATTCGTCCTCATTCAATTCCTCGAAAATTTCTTGTTCAGTCATTTTATTTTTTTTAATTAATAATTATGAATGGGTTGAATGTTAGCTTAGAAGCTTTGTTATCATTGTAGGGCTTGGCCCTGATGTGTCCGCTTCTCTAACCTAAATACATTATACACTATGTGATTATATAATGCAAGGGTCTTGAACTAAGACCGCTATAACTAATCAAACAATGAAAGAGATCAAAACATTTGAACAACTAATATCTAAAAGGAAAGAACTCAAGTTAGAATTAGAGGAAGTAGAAACTAAGCTAAAGGAATACAAAGAAGCATTAGAGAAACTAACTAATCCTGAGAGTATAATTAGAGCTAAAAGGATGGCGGTAAAGGGTTGACATAATATATCAAAGTGATTCTATTCGTTAGCCTGTTCATTAACGCTTTCCTAGTATATGGCCTAAGCGATAGACAGCAAGCAGAGCCAGTTACGTCTAATCCATATATAAGATTTCTACTTTTGTAGATATTGTCATTCTTTATTTACCCCCCATTAACTTTAATTATTTCACCAACAAAATATGGCAATGAAACTTATCTATGCTTCTGAATGCTCTTGTCTTCCAGTTTATTATAGCATTCTTCTCGCTGAGCTTCAAGGTCAATATGTCCGTTATTCTATTCCATTCTTTTCGTTCAGCCTTATCTAAATCAACTAGATCCTTTCTGTCTTCTTTAGGTATCAGTAGGTAGTGTTTCTTTACTTGGTGATTATTGTAGGTCTTGTAGCCACAGTTGTTTGTTGGCTTGTATAGTAGCCAGTGTTCGTATTCTTTGACTATGTTCCTAGTGTCTAAATTATCCCAATCTAAACAATGCTGATTCTCTTCTTTTACCTTTTGATATTCTTGGTTTGTTATTTTAGTTTGATTAGTTGTTGAGCATATTCAATTTTCTTAATTTCATTTTTAAGAATACCAGCCCTTTCCTCTATTCTCTTGAGTTCAACGTTCTTATAATAACTTTCAATAGCCAACTTTATATTTGGGTCCGTGATCTCCTCGAAATCCTCTTCTTCCCACACGCCAGACATACCTCCACGAATACAGATATTGCCGTCTTCTAATTGACAGTATTTTTTATAATAACCCCAACCTCCATCCTTATAAGGATTTGGGTTCACCAGCATAACCACATCTTCATCCGTGAAATGCTTTCTGGATGATTTAACCAGTTGTCCGTCGAAAAATTTAGCTTTATTATTTTCTGTGTTTTTCATTTGTTTATTTATTATTAAATGATAGATGGTTTGAATTTTTAATTCAATACTATAATAATGTCTGGTCCTTTTCGCCTCCAACTACTATACCATCTAGGTTTTTTATGGCTTGTTTGTAGTACGAATCCTTTAATTCAATACCTACTCC